TCTGGTTTTTGTTTTTCTCTTTCTTTAAGACCTCTTGTGACATATTCCATGTCAATATACTTTTCAAGTGTCTTATCTAAAAGTGTTAATGTTTTTTGTGACCTATTTACAATAGTATTCTGTTGGTCTATTTGTGTCTGTATCAGTTCTACTCTGATTTCATTACTAGCAGTTGGTTGTACTTGGTCTAGGTGTGCCTTTGATAAGAAACCAAAGATACCCATAGAGGTTATAAAAACTAAAACTATAACAGCAAATGTTAAGTATGCTCTTATGGTTTTAGGTACTAGTTTGTTACGCCAGTTATTATACAACCATGAGGCGGCTACTAATTTACCCACCTCTAAGGCACTACCCATTGCGATAATAGGTACTACTGCACCTGCGAATAAGGCCGTCAAACCTGCAATAGAATAACCAGCGGCTATTACAGATATAGATATGGCACTTAAAAATACTATTATGATTGTTAACATGTTGCTCCTAATTTAATGTATAGTCTTCTCTTAACATCTTGATAATTCTTATTACCTTACCAAAATATTTCTCATCTGAAGCATAGGCGTCAAGTGTCAATACCAATTTCATAGGGTCATTGATATCTTGTTCATGTTTAAGTTTTCTATACTCTTCAAACTTTGTACCATTATTTAGGATATTAATATAGTGTTGTACTGAGTCACACTCATGCATATACACCTTTACACCCCATTTCTTAGGGTTATTAGATGGTAACATATGTGGTTCTCTTAAATCATATGTACGAATACCAAATAAATTTCTACCCTCTAAGGCAAATCTACTATTACCCCATGCACTCTCTAAGGCAGCCTGAGCCACCAATAGTTCTAAGTTTACAGGATAAACATCACTTGTGGTATTGTAAATATAGTTTACACAAGCAATCGTACTATCAATAAATGTTTGATTGTTTGCTCTCTCAAAGTTTGGTAATGTGTGAGTGGTAATTGCCTCTAAGGTTTCTACCACTTCTTGTATTTCAAGTTCTTGTTTTGCGTGGAGCGCCTCATTCTTTTCAGCTGATACAACATACCAGATACCAGAAACAAACAAGATGACCATTACAGCCATCAATGTTTGTAAAATTGTTTTGATTTTTTGTTTCATTAGGCTTTCCTAATTACGATATATTCAAAACTTGTAATTGTTTGAGGTTCATTCTCGCCATACTCTGACCAGGTGCCAATCTCTATGTTTGCATTACGCTTCTGAAAGAATTGTAAATCACCACGGTCCATATACTTCGACATATTTTTAAATATCTTTTCAGATTGTTTTTCTGTGAAGTTGTTACAGACATCTGTAGACCAATTGCCTGTGTAGTAGGTCATCTTCTTATCTTTACCACTTATAAAGTGGTCTAGTTGTTTAGGTACGCCACTAATAACTGATTTTAAATAGTGGTCTAGTTCTTTTGATTTTGTTTGTTGTGCCATAATATAGTTTTCCTTTTCTCATTTATTATAAATCTGCAATTTTGAATTTCTTGATTACATTTTTAGTTGGTATAACTGTTGTGTTACCACCATCTGCCAAGTCACCATTCTCTTCATAATTGTAGTCACTCATCAATACATGTACCTTTTTATCTGATTTGACCAACCAACCAGTTGATACACAAATAGCAGGTTTCATGTTTTGAATTTCTTTCATTGTTTTCCAACCAGCGTCTGATTGAATATCCTCCCAATACACCAAATAGAAATCATATGTAAATGGTATTTCAGGTACATCATCTCTAAATTTTCGTGATTGTTTTTTTGTCATATGTTATGAACATTCCTTATCAGCAATTTTCGTGTCTTCTAATAAAGAACACTTATATTTACTGTCTGCGTTTTGTCTTAACTCGGCGGCTAAACTTTCTAAGATAGCAGGTAAGTTTTTTTCTAAAACATCTGTCATCTGTAAAGCAAAGTTATATGCCAACTTTTGCATTTCTGATTCTAGTACAGACATATCTACACCGTTACCAGAAACTTTTTCTTTTATAACATGAGCTATGACGGCCGTGTTATAATCATCTGCTTTTGCTTGTG